AGGACAGGTCAAAAAGACACTCACAACTGGTCAGGTGGTTTGTCGATCCAGGCAACAATTCCTCTAGACGGTGGCCTGCAGGAACGCTGCAAAGCGATGGTTGATGCCAATATCCGCCTGCATCAGCAAGTCGTAGAGACAAAGCGGCTTGAGTATGAAATCGCCAGGCTCAAGAACTGCGGCGAACTCAAGCTGAAAGGCATCGAGTTTCATCCCAAGTCGCCTTACTTTGCTGTCTGCGCTGACGTGATGATCAAGCCAAAGCCTGGGCAAGTCCTGCCGCATAGACACGCTATTTCCGCGCCGCCCGTTGCGCCTGCCTCCGCTGGAACACGCTTAAAAGTGGAGCCTTTCGACCCAACAACTTTTGAATCTTTTTCGCAGCCTGCTTCACAGCCGGTTTCACAGCCTTAAGCAGCAGCGGAGTTCCAAGACCGGCGGCAACGCCAACAGCTGCGGTAACCCCCACCGTCGTCACCTGCGGAAGCGTGGGTATTGCTGCTAGAACTTGTTCAGGCAACTTGATCTCTTCATACAGGACGACGCATTTACCGTCTTGTATCTCGTAGCCCGCAATTCTTTTTGAACCATTTTGGACAAGCGTTCCAACCTCCTTCGCCCGCAGGGGCGGACATCTTGGGTCAATGTCGCCAGCAGCAGCTTTGGGAAGTTGCGGCGTGGCTGGCGTTGGCGGTGGTGGTGTTGGCGTACTGGGAGAATTCGGCAGAACGGGCTCAGGATCGAAAACTAATTCCTCTGGCCTGTAATCCATAGGATCAAAGCCAGGCATGTCGATAATCGGCACGCCAATATTCACCGTGACAGGTGGAGCTTTTGGAACGGACATGGCAGGGATGCCGTCCCAAACCCGGACGTCACTGATCCCAATAGTGCGAATCTCAGGCACTAAAACGGAATCGCAGGGCCAGTCGTGCTAGGCATCAGCTCTTGTACTTGGCTTGGCATTGCATCACTGATTGAGCTATCCAAACGGTCAAACAAAACCGTAGTCATCTTCAGCTCAATTTCACTGAATGCTTTTTTGGCCAATGACGGGCCACGCACCACAGCAAACACAAGCAACGCGGTGTTAGCAGCAGCCAAAACAAAGCCAACAACGCCAAGCAAGTTCAGATACTTCTGCATGATTGTCTCCAAGAAAAAACCTCCCGGCTTGGTGTGAGGATGAGATCCCACCGGGAGGCTGCGGTTTTCTCGCCGTGTTTAGGCCCGCGCTTGAAGTGTAATCAGAACTTGACTTTGCCGCCAAGCTTCAGGCCATAGCCTGCGTCGGTGTCTTCGTATTTGGCGTAAGAAACTTCGCCGTAGACATCGATTGAATCGGACACAGGTGCAGACACACCTGTTTTGGCGGAGAAACCAACTTCGGTGTCGCCACCGTCAGGCTGCAGCCAAGAAGGACCACCCTGGATGTAGAAAGCGCCTTTTTCCCAGCCCACATGGCCGTCCATAACAGCGCCGCCAAAGTTAGAACCGCTCCAAGCGCCGTTCCATTCGGGGTTCAGGTAAAAACCGTCAGCCTTTGCTGCAGAGAGGGGAGCCAAGGCAAGAGCGCCAGCGGCTGCACCAAAAACAATTCGCTTGATCATTTGATTGTTGATTAGCGTTTTTCGTGCCCACCTTACAGGCTTTAGGCAATAATGCCGATGGCACGTCAGCCATTCTGTTTAGTGGTTACCGACCCAGTTGGCGTACTTGATATGCAACCCGGTATAGAGGCCGTGCATTGCGTGACCTGGGTTGTCGCGGCCATCGTGCTCGTACAAAGCATCAATCCACCGCACACGATTACGCATTGCAATGACATCTTCCGCCCCAGGCTTGCAGGGGATCATCGGGTCTGGGCGAGTCATTCAGAATCAGCGGGGAGTGGTTCGTTGCCTTCGGCTAGCCAAGAAAGGTATTCTTGATAATCTTTGTTTCTTGGGTCAAAAGGGATGGTGGCTCCATCCGAATTAGGCGTAGGCAAACGGCGAATAACGCCCTCAATTACATCGCCTGAATCAAAATTACGGCACAGTTGGTACGTTTTCATTTTTAAATCTCCGCATCAGCCACAAAGTGATAATAAGCAAAGTGGGTAGCAGCGAGGGATGTGCTTAAAGAAACTCCACCTAAGCCCGATTCTCCATGATTGCTATGAGCTGTTGCTGTAATCTCGCTTACATAACTACCGTAAGTAGTATTGCCCGCAGTAATCTTATCAATAGTGCCAGACTTTGAATAAAGATTCACACTAGGTGTGGCTCGCATTCTCACAGGAAAATCGGCTTGAAGTCCGTGATCACTTCTGGCCGTGGTGTTGTAATTTCGCATCTCTTTAATTCCAGCGCTTGTACTAGTCCCAGGGTTAGTGTTGACGTTATAACTTTTGCAAAAATATCTCTCACACCTAGCAAGCTCATCGCAATAACTACGATGTTCAAAAGAGGTGGCCTTGTCTCCTAACTCAATCTGAACACCAGTAATCTGGAAGGTTGCTCCATTGGTCCCTAAAACACTTGTAGCAGTAGTTGAGTTAACCTGATAACTAACATTTTCCCAAGAACCCAGTGTTGCTGTGTCCCAAGAAGTTCCGCTTCCTAACGAAAACCCAAACTCAACACCATAATTATTTGTTCCAACATTGTAAGTGCCACTAGTTGGACCAGGAATGCTTATGGTTTTGTATTCCCAAGTATCGGCAGCGTTAATTGTGTAGTTCTGGACAAAGCTGGTGGTAAGGTTTCCAGACAGCATATAGAAAGCAAAAGTACCTGTAAGGCTTGATTTAACCCAAAAAGAAACAACAAGATTTTTAGCGTTTGCCGTGCCTAGACATGCTGAATAAAGATCTTGCGCTTCTATTCTTTGAGAAATGGTATAAGCATCGCCTGCACCGTGAGTCGTAGCGGCAAGAGAAGTAATTTTTAAACTGTTGTAAAAACCCGCAGGAGCATCTGCAACTTGCTGGACAGTAAATTTACTAGCTTGTGATGCCCAATAACCCCATCTATCAATAGCGTCGTATTTAATATTGGCGCTAAAAAAATTGACATTAGTCACGGCAGCAGTGCTTCTCTGCGCTATTTGCATAGCTCCATTTGTCACAAAGTTGCGGCTGCTCAACGGCCCAGCAGTAGGCATCTGCAGCCCATCAACCTTGACGTGACCGCTGGTATCAATGTCAATCCCACCATTTGCGGTGGAGTTGTTTTCAATGCGATTGACTCGGATTTTGCTCATGACGCGCCTCCTTCAAGAGCTGCAACTTTGGTTTCTAGGGTTTGAATCGCTTGCTGTTGACGTTTAATCAAGTTCAGCAGGTGTGGAACAAAACGGTCATATTGGACGCCTTCAGGCTCTGGATCGCAAGGAGTTTCAACACGCTCTCCATCCTCGTCGTAAGCAACTTCGACAGTTTTCCAAAAAACAAGTCTCGGATCAATCGCAGCGACTTCCTCTGCAATGAAACCCCAAAATCCATAGTTTGGATTATCTAAACCGGCTTTAGACCTATACCAAACAGGGCGGCAATTCAGCAAAGCGTCTGAATATGAATCTTCCAGCGTTTCTACATTCGTTTTGTATTTTAGTGAGGAAGTAGAGCGACGTATTAAACCATTGGAATCAGCAACTACATTTGCAGAACTTCCTGTTGTTTCATCGTAAATTCCTTGGCAAAACAAATTGCCCGTGCTGCTGATTTTCATCCGCTCGGCATTGTTGCCTCTGAAGATCAGCGGAATAGTCCCTTCGGCTTGAAGCCTGAACTCATCACTAGCGGCAAAAATAAATCCTGCTAAAGTATTATTATAATTAAAATTCATCAAAGAACTGGAAGTGCCGTTAAGGCTAAGAACCGTTCTCCCTGAGGATGTTTGATTGGGCGAAGTCGTTCCAATCCCCACGTTGCCGCCATCAGGCTGCAATGCTAAATCGTCGTTAGTCCCTCCATTCGTAGCCACTTGAATGGCCATGTGATCGCGGCTTGAACCACTCTTGACGACAAGAGATTGATCGCCAGCAAGAGGACCAGTGGTGAAGCGCCCGTAGGTTTCCGTCCCAGTGCTTGTGCCTTGAACGTGAATAAAACTTGTGGGACTAGACGTCCCAACTCCAACATTGCCAGAACTGTTTTTGACGACTACTTCGCCAGCAGTTGCTGGCAGTGTTAGTTGTAAGTCACTGCCGACAGCAGCTGGGACGTCCAGTTCAACCGACCCTGATGTCGCCCCGTTTAGCTTGATGCTCATAGTCCGGGCTACTCAGACTCTGCGATAGACGCATTATACGCAGCAATCACTTCAGAGGTCCACAATGCAGCTGCAATAGCTTGGACTTCTGCAGGTTGATTGCTTACGTCTTGCCCAGGGACAACAACGCTCCGGTGATAGGTGCGTCCCACCTCGACCCCATCCTTTTTAATCACATCAGCACGACGTACTTGAATGACTTTGTTTG